TTTGTATAAATATAACTAAATAGCATATAAAGAGGATTAAACATGAAACTTATTGCCGAGTTTACAGATAGTAATTTACAAGTCTTAACCGAGGCTAATAAGAGCGGTCGAGAGAGTTACTGCATTGAAGGTATCTTCATGCAAGCAGACGCTAAAAATCGCAACGGTCGGATTTATGAACAGCACATACTTGAAAAGGCTGTTGAAAAATATGTTATTGAACAGGTTAATACTGGTCGGGCAGTTGGTGAGTTGAATCACCCCGAAGGGCCTGCAATTAATCTGGATAAAGTTTCGCATAAGATTACTGAACTTCGTTTTGAAGGCAGTAATGTTATTGGAAAGGCATCCATTCTGAACACCCCGATGGGTAAAGTTGTTACCAACTTGCTCGAAGGTGATGTTAAGCTTGGTGTGTCAAGTCGTGGTATGGGTAGTCTTGTTGAGAAAAAAGGCGGTTGTTACGTGGGTGAAGATTTCACTCTAGCTACAGTTGACATCGTTCAGGATCCGAGTGCACATGATGCATTTGTTAACGGAATTCTGGAAGGTGTTGATTGGGTATGGAACAATGGTGTTTTACAGCAGGACCTTGAAAACATTGAGACAGAAATCAAGCGCGCTTCGTCGAAGAAATTAACTGAAGCGAAGCTTAAAGCGTTTACTGATTTCCTCTCTAAACTTTAATTCATAGGAGAATATTTCAATGAGTGAAATTGAAAATAACAGCGAAGAACTGGAAACGGTTACAGCTGAACTTCTTGATGCAGAGGTTGAAACTGAAGTTAAAGAAGCTAAGAAACCTGTTAAGGAAGAAGAAGCTGAAACTGAAGATGAAGTCGAAGCGGAAGAAGAAGAAGATGAAGTTACTGAATCTGCTGACGATGAAGACGAAAGCGACGAAGATGAAGTTGCAGAATCTGCTGAAGACGAAAGTGACGAAGAAGAAGGTGAAGAAGAAGCCGAAGAAGACGAGATTGAAGAATCTACTGTCGACCATTCTGCTGACCTCGACGCTCTAGTTGCTAATGAAGATAGTCTTTCTGAAGACTTTCGTGTTAAAGCTACTGCAATCTTTGAAGCAGCAACAACTGCAAAACTCGTTACTGAAATCGATCGTTTAGAAGAACAGTACGCTGAAAACCTTGAAACTGAAGTTGCTGATATCACTGCAACACTTGCTGACAAAGTTGACGCATACCTCGCGTATGTTGTTGAGTCTTGGATCTCAAGCAATGAAGTTGCTATTGATAATGGCCTACGTACGGAAATCGCTGAAGACTTCATGTCTTCTTTGCACTCTGTATTCAAGGAAAACTATATTGAGGTTCCTGAAAGTAAGGTTGATCTCGTTGACGAACTCGTTGGCAAGGTTGCTAAACTGGAAGAAAGCCTTAACACAACTACCGAAGATAACGTACGTCTAACTGAGTCTGTTCGTGTAAACGAACGCGCTGAGATTGTTCGTAAGTATTCTGATGGCTTGGCAACAACTGAAGCTGAAAAGCTAGGTGCGCTTGTCGAAGGTGTTGAATTCGTTGATGCTGAAACTTTTGAAATGAAGGTTTCCGTTATCGCTGAATCATACTTCGCTGAAGCACATACTGGTTCTGCAGAAGAGGTTGAAAATGTAATTGGTAATGAAGCATCAACAGTTGTTGAGTCTTCTGCCATGAGCGTTTACACTGCCGCACTAAGTAAAAACTAACTTAACATTTAAATAGAGGAAATAAAAATGTTTGATGCCGATAATAAATTAATCGCAAAATGGGCACCAGTTCTGGAGCATGCAGATGCACCAGCAATTGACAGTGCTTATAAAAAGGGCGTAACTGCTCGTTTGCTCGAAAACCAAGAAATTGCTTTTGCTGAAGAGCAGCAGCAGTCTGGTTTTGGTTCAATCAATGAAGATTCAACTACCGCTTCAATGGCTGGTACCTACAATCCTATCTTGATCTCAATGGTTCGCCGCTCAATGCCTAACCTTATCGCTTATGATATCGCTGGTGTTCAGCCAATGACTGGTCCAACTGGACTGATCTTTGCTCTGCAGCCTACATACACTGACGAAACTGGTGCTGACGCTTTTGTAAACGAAGCTGATACTCCTTTCTCTGGTGTAAATGCTGGTGACGCAAACACTGCTGTTGTTCAGGATTCTGATGTTACTGGTCTTGACTCTGCTGTTGCTCCTGCTGCTTCTGACGTTTCTGATGCTGGTGGTGAACTGCTTGCTGTTGATCCACTTGATGCAGTACTGACACGTGAAGAAGGTGAAGCACTGGGTAATACTGCTGCTAACGCTTTCCCTCAGATGTCTTTCAAAATCGAAAGTACTTCTGTTGTTGCACGTACACGTGCGCTGAAAGCTGAGTACACAATGGAACTGGCGCAGGATCTTAAGGCTGTACATGGTCTGGATGCTGAAGCTGAACTGGCTAACATTCTGTCTGGCGAAATGCTGTCAGAAATTAACCGTGAAGTTGTTCGTTCTGTATATCGTCAAGCTGTTATCGGTGCACAGAATGCAACCGTTCCTGGCGTTTACGATGCAGCTACAACCGATGGCACTTCTGGTGGTCGTTGGCAGGGTGAAGTTTACAAAGGCATCGCAATGCAGCTTCAGTTCGAAGCAAACGCTATTGCTAAAGCTACCCGTCGCGGTCGTGGAAACTTTGCTGTTGTATCTTCTGATGTTGCTTCTGCTCTTGCTGCTTCTGGTTCTTTGGACACATTCCCAGCAGTTTCAACTGGTCTAGAAGTTGACTCAACAGGTAACACTTTCGCTGGTGTTCTTAACGGAAGCATCAAGATCTACATCGATCCATATGCTGCTGCTAACACTGTTTGTGTTGGTTATCGTGGTACTAACCCATATGACGCTGGTATCTTCTACTGCCCATACGTTCCTTTGACAATGGTCAAAGCAATGGGTGAGAACACATTCCAGCCTAAGATCGGCTTTAAGACTCGCTACGGCATGGTCGCAAATCCTTTCGCATCTGGTTTGGATCGTCAAAACCCATACTTCCGCATCTTCCGCGTTGACGCACTTTAAGTCAATACGTTAAATGTAGTATGAC